TAGTGCTGGCATATCCTTTGATATTTACGCTTCCATCGTCTGCTTCATCAACAAACTTGAAAGTAGATGTTAAATTGAAAATCTTTTGCATAATTATTTTCCTTTCTTGGCGCTCGCTACCTTAGGCGCGACCTTTTTAGGCGCTGCTTTTGGGGCAGGAGTTGGCGCTGGAGCAGGGGCTTGTGTTTTGGCCCATTGCTCGGGGAAATTAGTTTTGACCATTGATGTCATGCGGTTCCAAGACCCGAAAGGTCTTTTTGCTAGCATATACCTTATNGGTCTATCCTCTGCTGCTTTATATTCAGCAATAGACATAATTTTTCCCTTGTCAGCAAAATAATCAGCAAGTTGTTTTAATACAGCTTTTTTACTCGCCATTTTCTTCTTCCTCTTCTTCTTCGGGTCTTCCGCCTTCTGACGGATTGGCCGCTGAGCCTGCAATGTTAGCAGGGATTCTTAAATCATCGTGTCCTTCTAACGGCTCCATTCTCATTGCTTCTCTGGCTTCGTTTGGTGTCATTATTCCAGTATTAACTAAAGTACTGTAATAAGCTGCCTGATCTTTTAGTTCGGGTTGTAAAGCGGGTACTCCGCTTATATCCTCTTCTAAATCGAATCCAAAGAATCTCTCGTATGCAAAATTAAGCTTNCGTACTATAGGTANTATAGTTTCTAAGTAATACAACCTATGATTTGGTCTAATATTTGCATTGTTTCCACTATCTAGTAGCAAAGGCGGAACGCCTATTGCTTGTAGTATAATCTTTTCATTAGAACTTATTGCTGCTTGAAAATCTAAATCTTTAAAATTAACTTCTGTAAGATTAGAAATTTCTAGCCCACCATCAAGTATAAGAGGTCTTCTACCTCCTGTACTTGGATTATAACGGGCTCTCCAAGCCGCTAACATTCTTTCTTTTATCTTTTCACTTAATGTATTTGGACTTTTCAGTACTAATCCTGGTACTGCTCCATTCTTAAAGAAGTTATCCTGAAAGTTTCTCATAGAGTTCAAAAGTAACATTGTTCTATAAGCTGGTTTCAGTCTAGGTACTCCTCTATAAATAGAGTTGAAGCTATTTTCTTTAATATGTATAACTTCATCTGGACTATAATCAACTTGCCCCTGNTATGTGTATTTTTTTATATAAGTTTTATCATCTGTTTCTATTTCTACATTTTCTGCGGGCAAGTGATAAAGAGCATTGTTTCCACCATCATAATAGATAAAAATGTTTCCGTCAATNANTAAATCAATTATCAGATTTCTTTTAAAAGAATTTANATCTTGAAANGGATTAGGCTCTATATTTAGTAATCTATTTACAGTANCCCTTCTAACATTTTTATAAACTGGAGTCATTCCAGCAACTTTTCCACCAACATCTACTGGTATTTCTGCAACATCATCTACTACTATGTTTACAGCTCTATTAACTACTTCTAACTTTTCGTAAGCATCTCTATAATTAGTAACAACTTCTCTAGAAGTTATATTCAGACCTTCCTCTCGACCAATAAGATATTGTGAGGGATTAATTTTTTCTTCTTCTGTTTCTATAGGAGTTGTTCTCCCTATAAATCGGTCATACCATGCCATGTTTTTCTCTTCGTCTTTCTACCCAACGCTTTTGCTTTTGGGCCGTGAATAATTTGGGTCTTTTGCCATAAATGGAGTGTAATCGTAAATGGTGTTCNTGACAAAGAGTGACAGCTTCTTCATATAGTTCTCGTAAATGCTCCTCGATAAAAGTATCTCTTACATCTATTATCTCTTCGGCGGTTTGAATATTAAGCTTATTACCTCTCAGCCACTTATCTAACAGTTCTGTCAATCCGTAGAAGTGATGGAAGTCGAGAATTTCTTTACTTCCGCAAATCCGACATTCCGTTCCCTTATCATACTTTGACTTTGCTCTGTCTCTAACGTATTTGACTAGGTCTCGCTTTAAATCCATTAATTTTTCTCTTACTTTGTATTATACTAAATTACCACGCTAATGTCAAGAATAATTTTTTTGTAGGTCTGCTGATTAAAAAGTGGTCGAAGATGTCTCAAAACTGTAAAGCGCATATCTAAGAGCATCTGCCATGTGTGAATACGCATCATGTTTTGGCCTTTCTTTCATCAAATTAGGATTTGCATCCCANTGATATTGGTCTAAACATTCTATCGTATGACGACATCTTTGGTCTACAATCAAATTATCATTATCTACAAGACTCGCAACTTGGCCAATTCCATCTAAAAGAGACTTTTTCGCATTTATAGTAGTAANATCATAATTTTGTGCAAAATCAAACCTTGTTTGTTGTGCAGCAGAGTCAATATATATCCAATCTATATCATATTTGTCCTGTAATTCCCTAATTTGGACCGCATGTTGTTCAGTAGTNCTTTCAGCGTCAAGATANTCGNCTAANACATAGAATTTTTNCANGTCCCAATCATATGCTACTACGCATAAGGCTGTCGGGTCNTTGTAACCCACGTCAAGACCTGCAATTACGTCCATTTTTGANATATCAAGNTCTTCNANGTCTGCAANACACTNTTCAAAATNAAANNTCCANATTTGACCTNCATAAGTNTTAAAGTCAGCCATGTATTCTTGATCAAATTCAGCTTGAGACATCGAATTTCTAGCTTCAAGGATATCTTCCTCACTAAAGCGAGGATTTTCATGATAAGTTGCCTTTATAGAACACCATTCTGGAAACTCATCATTAAAACCACGATAATAAAAGTCTGCAAACCANTTATTCCGTCCCCNAGGGGTTGAAATAAAGAGTGCTTTACTGTTTGCTTTGTCTAAAGTCGGTCTTAGTGCTATATTGAAGGCATCTCTACCATCTACAAGTGCTGCTTCATCAAATATTATTAGGTCATATGACCTTCCTACACAAGAATCCACTTGATTTATTGATCCCATACGCACAGTAGACCCATTTGATAGTTCAATTACTCTATCTTTTGCATTATCCTTCGTAACTTCTAAATCAAAGTGCTTAATTAACCGTCTTTGTAAATCAAATGAAATTTGAGACAACGCATAATTAGGTGACATCAATAAAATATTACTATTNGGAACTAATGCTGTAAGTTGTCCAATGATATTAGATATATATGTTTTACCTTGACGCCTAGAAACGGCACCACAGATAAAACGATATTTTGGATTATTAATTGCATTGATTATTGCAACTTGAGATGGAATAGGTGTAACACCTAAAAGATTCATATAAGGCATTATAGGAAGTTTAATAAACCTATCTTCCGAAGGATAATTTACTAAGCCACTTTCAGGAATATCTTTTCTACTGATCTCTAACATTAATGATAAGTCATTGGTGTGTTATCTGGATCAATTAGATGATTTACTTGAGCTAAATGATACAAGTATAGAAATCCACCAGCCATAGTTGCTATTGCAACTTGCTCTGGACTAACATTATCTGGACCCTCTCTAGACTCTTTATCTATTTTTTCTAATGCTCCTTGTGCAGCTTTAGAAATAACGTCTAGCCAATGAGCATCCAANTGTTGTAAATCTATTTCATGTAGCATTAACTTCTCTTCCCTAATCGTTGTGTTCGTGCCTTCTTATACTTTTGATAAGAAGTNCGTTTTTTGCTAGCTTTTCTTTTTGAAACACTAGCTCTTTTACCAAGCCGTTGTCTACGACTGGTCTTTAATTTCTTGCGATATGGCATTAATCTTCTGTTAAACAGGCGACAAATTCTATACTACCTTGAGTTGCTGACATTACATCATCAGATTTTTTTGCTAGTATTATCGTAGAATCACCACTACCTGCGGCTAATAGATTACATGTGTGTCCAACTGTTCCGGCTGCGTTATATATATTTATAATTCCTGCAGTACCTCCAGTGTGTTGGCACAGTACTTTAGTGGCACCATTTATAGTTGATCCATTGGCAAAACTATTGCCTGCTGCTTCCTTTGCTGATAACAATTTAATTGCTCTCATTTATTTCTCCTAACGTCTTCGACGTCCTTTCCCTTTTTTCTTTTGGCGGTATTTGATAGCGCGAAGTCTTTGCTTCGCTGCTTTCTTTGTTTTAGAAATTCCGGGAGTATTATTTACTTTCCACCCGCCTTTTACCTTTCTTATGGGCATNAACCTTCTCCTCAGCTTCAATCATTTTATCATGAATGTCAACCTTACCATCCCAGTTTTTATCCTTTCCAGTAAATATATTTTTAATCTTCGTCCACAGCATCTGAATCTCCTGATAGATGTGCTTTGGCTTCTTTTTCAGTCTTAAACTTCCAAAGTTTGCCACGTGTGTCACGATATTTAAATAACCCTCTACTTGGATAAATCTTAGGAGTATCAGCTGCTGGAGCTGGAGGTGTTTGTTCGGCTACTGCCACTTTCGTTTTGTATTCAACCATTTTTATTCCTATAGTCTTCTATTGCTTTCGCAATAGATGCTTCTGCTAATATAGAGCAATGGAGTTTTATAGGCGGAAGGTCTAATGCTATTGCTATTTGTTTGTTAGTGACTTCTCTTGCCTGTGCTAAACTTTTGCTCTTTAGCATTTCTTTTTTTGTTTTCCCAATCTTCTACAGCCTTCTTAATTGAAGCCTCTGCTAATACAGAGCAATGTAACTTGATAGGTGGAAGTTCTAAAGCTTTTGCTATATCTTTATCTTTAATTTTTTTTGCATCTTCTACAGTTCTTCCTTTTAACATATCTACAAATAATGTAGATGATGCTATTGCTGATCCACAACCATAAGTCTTAAACTTAACATCTTCAATAATGTCTCCATTCATCTTAATATCTAATTTCATTACATCACCACATGAAGGAGCTCCTACCATGCCTGTTGCTACATTGGGATCATTAGGATCAAATCTTCCTACTGAATGTTTTTTTGGATTTCTGAGAACACTCTCAAATCTTTCTACTACTTGTTTACTATATGCCATTGTTTCCTTTATTAATGAGGTATCATAGTATGAATTGACCAAAGTAAGCCGCCACCTGCCATTAAGCCAGTAGCTGCTACACCGATCATTATCGCCTCTAAACGAGTAATTTGACCTTCGAGTCTAGTAAACCTTGTTGCAGCTCGAGATTCTATGCCCTCCAACTGGTTAAACGTAGTTTTCCAACGCTCCTCATAGCATTCCACAGACCGTGGTATGGAATCCCAATAGAGACAGTCGTCAGGGTCTGGCTGGGCGGCAGGATCTTGGACC